TATTATATTTTTTATAAGCACATAAAGTTGTTTCTATATTCCATATATTCTTATGTTCTATATTTAACAATTTTATTTGGTTGTGTAATTCTTTAAATTTATATTGAAGATAATTTATTTGTTTGGGTTTTAGTTTGTTTTTGTTATTATGTGTATCTAATTCGTAGTGACCTAAATGATAAACTAAACCATTCCTACAACTTTCAGCATTTTTTAAATCTAAATATGTTGGTTCTAATTCATATTTAGTTAACACATTTATCATTTCTAAATATATAAACATAGTAAATCTACCAAAGTTTTTTATTTCAGATAGTTTTTTATAACAATTGTCATATGTCATTTGTTTTGTAGGTTGTTTTAATGATTGAAAAAAATCACTTTGTGACATACCATTTAATAAATTAGAATAACTTAAGAATGTTTCTACAAACTTGTTTTGAGTTTTAACTCTTAATCTATCTGTCTGAAATAAAGTTTTATCTCTATTATTATCCCACCATCTTTGTAATCTATTTACATCTACATTTTCATAGTCTGGAAATTCATTATAAATATAATAAACATTCGTAGATGAATAACAAGTACCAAAAAGAAAAGCAAGCCAATATCTTTGTTCTATGTTTAATTCAAATCTGTCTGAAATATAACTTAAACAATCATTACTTGGGTCTATGTCTTTCGCTTCGGAAGATTTTATATGATAATCTATGAAGCCGTCCATATATTTTGTTCTATTCCTTTAGATGTTTTTGTTGTTCCTGAATTTGTCATACCCATTTTTTTATAAAAATTATTACCAATATAATTATCTTTATTACATTTCAGCATTAAAGGTTTTGGTATTTTATCATACAATTTTCTACCAACACCCTTTTGCTTACATTCAACGTCAACTGCTATTTCATAAAGTACATAACAGTTATATTTTTTAGAATATCCTATTCTCATAAAACCCATATTATCTATAACATAAAATTTATGTTTAGCTTCTCCTGACAAATATTTGTCCCAAGTCCAAAATAGATTAAAACTACCTATTTCTTTAGAACTTTGTTTGTATAGCTTCTTAATGAAATCCTTATCACTTGATTCAGCTAATCTAATATTCATATATAGTGTTTTCTTTTAGTTGTATTGGTTCAAAAGAATCATCAACTCTTTTAAATATATCTTTAGTAGATGCTAAATAAACACAATCTAAATGATTTAATTGCCATAAAGGTCTTTTACTGTTCCTTATAGCTAAAAGTTTATTAGAACTAGTTAAAATTATACCTGCAAAAGAACCACTTGTTTCTCTTACAAAACTACGTATTAATTCTATATCTGTACCACAATTCTTTAATATTATTTCCCCATCATTTTCTGTTTCCATTTGTATATTATATTTATTTTCAATTTGTTTTTTAGTACCCATATCTAAAACACCATTAAAAACTAAAGATAATTCATTGTTAAAAATTGGTTGATTGTTTTCGTGGTTTTTATAATCTCCACTTGTTGAATATCTGTTGTGGTATATTATATTATTTGAAATAGGTAATTTAACAGAATTTATATCGTGATGCTTTTCTGTTTTTATTAAACCATCATCAATATAACTATATCCAAAACTATGTAAACCTCTTATTTTACTTTCAAATATCAGTTTATTTAATATTGATATATTTTCTTTATTTGGTTTTTCGCAACTGAATCCAATTACACCGCACATATTAATTTAGTTTCGTTCCTTCTTTTCTTGTTTTAGCAAATTCATTTTCCTCATCAGCAGTTCCGCAATTTATCATATTTTTTCTATAATACATTACTAAACTTATTCTTTTAGCATCATCATCTATTTTATTTATTGGTGTATTACCGTGCCATTGATGAACATCTACAAGTAATAAATCGCAATTTTGTAAATCAAAAGCTACGCCCCATTTTGGAACAACAAAATAACCACCAGTATATCTGCCTTTTCTTAAAGCAACAAGATTTCCAAAACCTTTTTCAAAATCACCTTTATCTGTATGCACCGCAGTTTGCCAATTCTTATTTACAGTTACTGTTGTAAATGCAGTATTAGGTATTACAAAATCTTTAGAGGTATTATCAGCAACCTCTCTTTGTAATTTATATTCATTAGGCATCAATTCTGAATATTTCGTGTCTACAAGTTTAATTATTGGGTATGCTTTTTTAAATTTAGAGAATTGTTTTTCATTGAATGCCGTCTGTCTACAATAAGGAAATCTTGCATTTCTATCAAAATAACCTATTATACCACTATTTATAGGGTCTGCTATCATAGTGTTAGATATAGTTCCATCTTTTTTTAATCTTTTTTCTGATGCTTTTCCTGATTCTTTTATACCAGAACTTGTTCCTCTATTTGAGGATGCGGTTGCAGCTCCTTTTAAATTTTCATAAGCATATTTTACAATATTAGAGGGAATAACATTCTTCCTAAATTTAGCTATACATTTATTTGTTTCAGAACAATATACATCAACATCTTCTTCGAATAAAATATTATAATCTTTTTCTCCTAATAAAACACCTCTTAAATTATTAGTTTCTTCATCTGTTAATACAGGTTTTATATAATGTTTTTTAACTTCCATAATTACTAAACTCTTTTTTAATAACTTCATAAACTGTATCTGTTAGGTTATCAGTTTTATATATTTCTCTCAATTTTAATTCCCATTTTTTAAATAATGGTTCTGTTTTTGTGTTTAAAAATAATTGAATCATTTTAACGTGACTTGATTCTAAATCATCTTCGGGAAAACTGTATTCTTCTATTTCTTCTATTTGAGAATCAAAATCATTTTTGTAATCAAATTTAGGCAAATCAATCCCCCAATCTGCCAACAATTGATTATCCCATTCGTTTGCTAACACATCCCAATCCCATTCTCCAAAACCTACATTGTCCTTTACTATAAATTCTCTTTGTTGTTCTTCTGTTAGTTCATCAGCTTTTAATATCCAGACTTCTTTAAGTCCAGCTTCTCTACAAGCCTTTAACCGCATATTTCCACCAAGTACAACCATTTCGCTATTAACTACTATTGGTCTTAATTTAAGCATCTCTGGAAATTCCTTAATAGATTTTACCAGTTGCTTAAACTTATAATCTTTAATGATACGAGGATTTTTCTCGTTGTTTTTAATTTCTTGAATATTTACTAGTTTCATATATAAATTAAATTTTAACTATTAGTATATAGTTAATTTTAATTTATTTTATTAACATAATATTCTGATAAAGATAGCAACTATTGTAAGAATGATAATCATAATTGTAAAATTTGTAATTGCTACAAGAAAGAATCCGTATTTTATATTACTCTTTCTCATCTTTCAATTCAGATTTTAACGCTTGTATTTCTTTAATCATTGTTTGATGATAAGTATATAAAAGTGCAACTACTTGTTCTAATTTCTTAATTCTTTCCTCTTGGGTGTATTTCTTTTGTTTCATAATTCTATATTGTTTTCGTTTAATAATTCAGTAAGTTTATCTTGGCATTCATAAAAAGCCTTAATAGTATCTTCACTTGTATTATCAGGAGCGTATTTAGTTTGACCTCTTAACCATTGGTTTAAATCCCAAATAACACTATACATAGATGATGATTGGTTAAACATATCAAAATCATCTTGTTCTTCTGGTAAATTAAATTTTATTATTGCTTTCATTTATATTTCTAATTTTAAAAAATCAGCAGAAGCGTGTTCTACAAACCATTCTCTATTCTCTTTGTACTTATCTATAACTGCATCAATCATAACTAAATCATCAATATCAGAAGTTGATAACTTATTTATTAATTCAGTTATCTTACGCATTACATTCATTGTCATTTCTTCGTTGTTGTTATATACAGTATTAAAATCTTCATTAACATATTCCTCCAGCATCTTGTTAAATCTATTTCCTACATTCTTTACTTCTTGTCTGTACTTTGTAGTGCCTCTCAAGCTATCTATTGCTTCAATAGTTAATTGACCAAGTAATACTACTTTTAAATAATCTAATTGCTTATTCATCTTGTTATTGTTTTAAATTTTCTAATTGTGTTTCTAAATAAGATACTCTTTCCTTTAATTCTTCAAATGTACTCTTTCTACTTTTATATCCAAGTTCAATTAATGATTTATTTATTTTATTTTTATCCAAATGCATAACTACATTGTTTAAACTATGAATAACAGTTGCGTGGTTTTTACCTAAAGAATCTCCAATAGTATGTAAGCTATTTTTTGTAAGTCTTCTTGCTAACTCATAGTAAAATGCTCTCGCATCTACAACTTCTCTTTTTCTAGTATCTTGTCTAATATCTAACCCTAAAGTTTGATTAACATAATCTATTAATTCATCTAATTCTATCATCTTTATTTATTTTAGTTTGTTCTTAATTTTAAAAGGTTATAGCACTCAATGTATCTTTGCTTTGCTTTTCCTTTATATTCTTGTTTAAATAATTCATACATCCTCTTTGTGTACTGGTAATGACTTGTACAGCCTTTTAAATAGTTCTCTGCAAACTTCTTTCCTTTACCTTTAAAGTAATTTACATTGTCAGCAGTATCGCCTACAATCATTTGCTCATAGAAGTTGTACATAGCTTCTTCTTCGCTTATATCTAAAACTTGCTTATGCTTATAATGATAATTGTACATAAGGCAAGGAAACTGTTTGTAATCTTTGTCAATGCTTACTATCATAACTTCATTCCTTCCAAATTCTTTTGATAAATCATTCCAGTATCTTGCAACCATATCATCTGTTTCAACACCATAACCATAAACTGAATTATGGTTATCTTTTACCCATTGATGCATATCATTAAGTAAAGGCGGTATCTGTGTATCTTTTCTGTTTGCTTTGTATTTATCAGTTATTAGCTTTCTGAAGTTACCTTTTGAACCATTGAAGATAATTACCTTATCAATATCGTAGAAGTCTTCTAAATGATTTACGATACCCATTAACTGCTCATTGAACTTATCCGAAGCATCTGATAGCTTTTCAAAGTATGGATTATCATCTGGTGTTTCTCGTTTGCGATAACAACTTGCAAATATTAAACTATCTGCATCTACTAGCAAAATCATTCTTGTCCAGCTTTATAACATTCTCTACTGCAATATCCCTCTTCTGATATACTTGTTCCACATTCATAACATTCAAACTCTTTATCAAGTTCGTTTAAGTAATTGTCTAAATCGTAATCTAATTGGCTCATCTGTCTATTGTTTGTTTAATATATTGTTTTTGTTGTTCTTCTAAATATGATATTTCTCTTTGCAAGTAATCTAAAGCCTTTCTTAAATCTTGCAACTCATCTTGCTTTTTACCTGCTCGTGCTACATACTTTAAAATATTACCTCTATTGAAATTAAGAGCGTAATCTTTACACACATCTATAATATCATATCCTTTTCCGTTCTCGTAGTGAATTTGTGTTGCTCTCATATTACATTTACTTTTCCGTTATTAAAATGCTCACATACTAATCCAGTTGGTAATATAACGACCTTAACTGGTTTGATGTTTAAGTTTACTAATTGCGTTTTGATAATTCTTTTAATTGTTTTCATCTTGTTTTAATTTTATCTTTTTAAATATTTTTTATATTTTAATCCAATTAATTCGCATAAAAATTCCTCATCAAACCAAAACAAATCGTTTATGTGCGTTTCATCCATACCATATTGGTATATATCTTCTAGTTGGTATTCTATTTCTCTTAATTCATCATAACT